GCAGGCGATGGCAGCGGGCGCCGGCACCATCAGCTTCCGCGATTGGGAGCTGCCGCCCGAAGTCGAGCGCGTCATGGTCGCGTACACGCTTACGGCGCTGGCCTAGGGAGGATGAACATGGACCCGGAAAAGCGTGCGCTGAGCACGACCACCGACGGCAAGCCGCCCGCACCCGATCACGAGCACGCCGCCGCGCCCCAGCCCGTCAATCCCGCCACGGGGCAGCACCGAGCTTATTGGGTGCTCACCGAAGCGGAGCGCAGGAAGGGCTTCATCCGCCCGGTGCGGCGGACCTATGAGCACCTGAAGTGCGGCACGGAAACGACGATGAGCGAGGCCATCGCCGAGACCTATGCGCGCGATCCCCACTACTACGGCGGGACGTTCTGCGTGCATTGCCGGGGGCACTTTCCGGTGGGCGAGCACGGCGAATTCGTGTGGCTCGACGACCGCAGCAAGGTGGGAACGTGATTCGCATCACGGTGAACGAAGCGGAAGTCGCGGCCCGGCTCGATGCGCTGCCCGGCGAGATCAACGACGCCCTGCGCGCCAAGATGGACGAGCTGCTCGCGCGCCTGCAAAACTACATCCAGACCGAGCACCTTTCCGCGCCCGCCGGTTTCAGCGCCAAACTCCTCCACCAGCGCAGCGGCAAGCTGATCGGCTCCATCCGGATGATCCCCACCGCCGTGAGCGGCGACGGACTGGTCGGCTACGTGGAGGGCGCCGGCGGCCCGGCCTGGTACGGGCGCGTGCATGAGTTCGGGGGATCCTGGGCCGTGCCCGCGCGCGAGGGCGTGCGGCGGGCTCTCGACAAGCGCGGCAAAGTCCTGGGGGCCAAGACCTTCGCGGTGAAGGCGTTCACCGTGGTCATGCCGGAACGCAGCTTCATGCGCGCCAGCCTGGAAGAGATGCGGGACTTCATCGTGAGCGAGATGCAGGACGCCGTGGCGAACCTGGGGGCCTAATGGGAGCGGCCCGTACGTCTGAAATGAGCGGTCCCTCCCGTCCCTCCCGTATCACAATTTTGTGATACGTTCCACGTGGAACCCTTCAAGGGAGACTTGAATGTTTAACCCCGAAGCCATAGAAGCCGCGCTCTTTACCCTCGTCTGCAACGCGGTCAGCGCGTTTCCCTTCGTGACCAAGAGCCGCCATCCCAAGGTGTGGCCCAACATCGACCCCAAGGACCAGCCCGCCCTGTTCCTGGTGCCGACGCGGTGGGTGCCCACGCAGCCCCAAGCCTACGGCATCACCCGCTTCGAGCTGGAATACGTCGTGCTCGTCTACACGCGCGCGGATGCCGCGGGCTACCCGCCCAACCCTGCGGGCACGCCGATCATCCCGCAGCAGTTGCTCAACCAGGCCGGGCTCGCGATCTTCAACGCGGTGCGCGGCAAGCCCACCAACCCCACCCAGGCCGCCACCTGGCAGCCGCACGGTGAAAAACAGACCCTCGGCGGGCTCGTGGAAAACGCCTGGATGGACGGTGCCGTGACCATCCAAGCGGGCGTTTTGGACGTTCAGTGCGCGATGGAACTGCCCATCCATGTCGTCACGGGCGACTAGCCCCGTAACTTTCGGCTTGCAGACTCAAATCTAGGCCGCTACGGTTCTTTCGGAACGCGAGCCACCGTCGAGAGGACAGAGGCTCGCGTGTCTCTCACCAGGAGGTCACGCTCATGCTCCAATTCGGTATCGGGGGAATGTACGGCAACCCCACGGGGGGCAACGCGGCGACGCCCTCGTGGCCGCAGCGTTTCGGCACGGTCCAGAATGTGGACCTCGAAATCAGCCAGAAGCTCGTGCCCCTCTATGGGCAAAACAAGTTTCCGGATGATGTCGCGCCCAGCGACATGAAGGTGACCGGGAAGGGAGGCTTTGCGAATATCGAGATCGACATTTACAACGCCCTCTTCTACGGCGACACCGTGGCGACGGGCATCACCGCCGTGAGCCCGGAGGAAAGCCATGCCATCGCCGGCACCGTCACCGTCGTCCCGCCCAGCAGCGGCACCTTCGGCGAAGACCTGGGCGTGGTCAACGGCACGACGGGCAAGCCCCTCATCAAGAACGCGGGCGTGGGGGTCGGACAGTACAACAACACGGGAGCAGCTTACTCCTTCAACGCCACGGACGTGGCCAGCGCCTTCCCGGTGCTCATCTCCTACACCTACACGCTCACGACCGGGCGCACGCTCACCGTCACGAACCATATCCAGGGCTACGGCCCGACCTTCGAGCTGTTCCTCCTGGAGCCCTACCAGGGCACGAACGGCGTGCATCTCTATTCGGTGCGCGCCTCCAAGATGAGCAACCCGCTCAAGCGGGACAACTATGTCATCAGCGACTTCGAGTTCGAGGGCTTCGCGAACGCGGCCGGGAACGTGATCGACTTCTTCCAGATCAGCGCCTAATAACCGCTGTGGAGGTATTATCCAATGTTGCAATTCGGAATCGGGGGAATGTACGGCAACCCCACGGGGGGCAACGCGGCGACGCCCTCGTGGCCGCAGCGCTTTGGCACCGTGCAGAACGTGGACCTGGAGATCAGCCAAAAGCTGGTCCCGCTCTACGGGCAGAACAAATTTCCCGACGACGTGGCCCCGTCCGACATGAAGGTCACGGGCAAGGGCGGGTTCGCCAACATCGAACTCGACATCTACAACTCGCTGTTCTACGCCGAGAGCATCGCCTCGGGCATCAGCGCCGTCGCGCCCGATGAATACCATGTGATCCCCGGCGCCAGCGGCATCGAGGTCATGGTCCCCCACGCCGGTAACTTGGGAACGAACTACGTCGCGGGCGACTTGTTCAACATCACGGGCGGCGGCGGCACGGGCGGCGTCGGCAAGGTCCTCACGGTCGGAGCGCTGGGCGCGGTCAGCACCGTGCAGATTTGGGTGCCCGGCACGGGCTACGCGACCACGTCGAGCTGCACGACCACGGGCGGCTCGGGCACCGGGCTCAAAGTCGATATTACGGTGACCGGGACGTACACGATCACCGTCAACTATGCCACCCTGGCCACCGTGGACTTGGGCGCGCGCTATTCCAGCACCGGCCAGCCGCTCATCCGGGTCGCCAGCGTTTCGGTCGCGGGCACCTACTCCGTGGCCGGGACCTACAACGGCGTCTATACCTTCAAGTCCACGGAAGCGGGCACCGCCGTCCTCATCAGCTACGTGTACACGAACTCGGACGGCCGCACCCTCACCGTGATGAATCACCTTCAGGGCTATGGGCCCACCTTCGAACTCTTCTTGTTGGAGCCGTACCAGGGGACCAATGGCGTCCACCTGTACGCGGTGCGGGCTTCGAAGATGTCGAATCCTTTGAAGCGCGACAACTACGTGATCTCCGACTTCGAGTTTGAAGCCTATGCGAACGCGGCTGGAAATGTGCTGGACTTTTTCCAGATCAGCGCCTAGCGAAGTTCGACCTCTTTTGTGCCCGTCGCTCCACGGACACGAAAGAGGGGTTGCTGGGTCCCCTTTAACAAAACCCAGCACTTCACTCGGTCAGGAGCAACCGATGCGCAAGAAAGTCGTGACGTACGACGGCGACAGCTACACGATCACGCCGCTGACGCTGGAGCAAGTCGAGGCCTACTGGAAGGGGCCGGCCCCGCAAGAGGGCGTGGCCCCGGAGGACCGGGCGCTGCGGCACACCATCGAAACCGTGGTGGCCCCTTCCTTGAACAACGCCCGCGACGGCGAAGGCCAGCCCTGGGACTATGCGAGCGTGCGGGCCAAGATGGACCCGATGCTCATCTTCCGCCTGCTGGCGGTGGACATTCTGAAGTTCACCGGCGTCTTCCGCGAGCCCAAGCCGGGCGAGGCTTCGGGTGCCCCGGGGGAAGCGCCCGCGACCTCGGACTCCTCCGCGACATCCGGGGTTGCTTCGTCCTCGCGGGAGTAGAAGGCGGGAGCGTTGGCTCGATCAATGCCCTGGAATTTCCCACGGTGCTGGAATTGTGCGACTACATTCGGCGGTACCCGCCCCCTCATCTCGCCCTGCAACAACTGACGCGGCTGGTCGCGGCCGCGCTCGGAGCTAAAACCAACGAACCTCCACCGCCGGGACGCCCGCCCGCGCCGCAGCTCAGCGACGCCGAGAAACTCTTGATGCATCAGTTGCCCCCCAAAGCCTTCGCGGGCCTGCCGCCCGACGTGCAAGCGCTGGCGCGGGAAAGGAGCAGCCGTGGGCGCTGAACCGCTTCGCCTTCAACTCTCGACCGACGGCAGCGCCGATCTCGTGCGCCATTGCGCGGAAGTGAAGTCTGCGCTGCACGATCTCGCGGTCGAGGCGCAAAGCACCCAAAACGCCGCGTCGGGCGCGCTCGACGAGGTGGTGAAGAAAACCCAGGAGTTGTTTGACGCGAGCGTGCGCACGCGCGCGGCGTGGGAGGACGTGGCGGAGGCCAGCCTGGAGTACGCCAGCGCCCTCAAGGAAGTCCGCGCCGCGCAGGAAGCCGCCACGAAGGAAGCCACCGAAGATAACATCTCCCGCCTGGCCAAAGCGATGCAAGGTGCGGCCGGGGCCCACGAAAAACTCGCGGCCGCGCAGAAAGCGACGGGCGAGTCGAGCTCGAGCCTCATGGGCCTGTTCGAGCGCCTGGGCACCAGCATCGGCGGGCAGGTGGGCGTGCCCGTGGGTCAAGTCACTTCGACCTTCGGGGAGTTTGAAAGCGTCCTGGCCTCTACGGGCGGGGAAATCGGCATTGTCATTGCCGCCTGCGCGGCGCTGACCGTGGGCGCGTACGAAATGGGCGCGGCCTTCGCTCAGAACGCACGGCAGATCGCGACGCAGGCCGACCTCATGGGCATCAGCACGACCCAGTACCAGTTGCTCGGGGAAGCCTCGGAACGGGCGGGGCTGGGCGCGGAAGCCGGGCGCTACGGGATGCTGATGCTGAACATGGAACTCACCCGCGGCCTGGAAAGCGGCGGACGCCACGCGGACATGCTGCGCAAGCTCGGCATCGCGGGGATGCAGGAGGGCGAAGCCGCCGACGTGCTGGTCAGCAAGCTCATGGACGAGAACACCGCAGACAAGACTGCGGCGGAAATGAAAGAACTGCTCGGCCGGCGCGGCATGATGCTCGTGGAAGTCTTGAAGCAAGAAGCCGAAATGCAGAAGGAGTCGGGCAAGTCCGCTGCGGAATTCCGCGCCGAGCACGAGAAGGCGGGTGATGTCATCGACAAATTCGGCATCCAGCTGGGCGAGGACGTGAACGGTGAGTTGGCGAAGAGCAAGGAAGCCTGGCACGCCATCTCCAACGAGCTGGGGATGATTTTCGCGCCCATCGCCGCCACCGTGGCCATCGGACTCCAGCGGCTCGCCGAGGGCCTGGGGCTCGTGCTGCGGCCCTTGGTCGGCTTGGAGCACTGGTTCGACAAGGTTTTGGGCGACGCCGACACGCCTGCCAAGGTCGATAAGCAAGCCGAAGCTGTCAAGGCGCTGGGGCAGCAGTTGGCGGTCTTGCAGCACGCGGAGAGCGAAGCCAGCTCGCGCGGCGAGAACGTGAAGGCCACGCTGGCCGCCATGACTCCCGCCATCCAAGTGCTGCGCAACCAGTATCTCGCCCTCGGCGAAGAAGTGCCTGCCGCGCTCGACAAGATGTATCACGAGGCGCTGCGGGCCGACGAAGGCCCCAAGCGCGCCGAAGAAGCGCTGGCGGCGGAAAAGAAACTCCGGGATGCGCAGTTCACCGCACAGGAAGCCGCGATCAAGCGCGCGCACACCCTGGGCGAAACGACCAGCGAGCAGGAGCTGACTCAACTCCGCACGCTGAACAACATGAAGCTCACCTACGAGGAGGACTATTACAACCGCAAGGAAGCCCTGGCGAAGAAGATGGCGGGCGTCAAAGGCGAGAAGGCGGACCTCACGAGTATCGAAGGCGAGCGCGCCGCCGTCGAGGAAAAGTGGGCGGCCAAGGATGCGGAGCTGCGCGGGGAGACGGCGGCGAAGCGCAAGGCGCAGGACGAAGCCATGGCCCGCGAGGATGTGGCGCAGGCGAAGCGCGCGTCGGAGGATGTGCTGGCCGTCGATGAATTCACCGCCAAGGAGCAGTACGCCAATCGCGAGATCAACGCGGCCGCCTACGCCCGGATGCTGCAAGACTTCGCCCGCCGCCGCACCGACATCGAGAAGATGGCCCTGGAAGGGGAGCTGGCGGAGACCATCAAGGCGGGCGGCGACAACGCGGCGAAGATCAAGGAGATCCAGGACAAGATCACCGAGATCATCCGCAAAGGCGCGCTCGACCAGGCGAAGGCCCGGCAGGAAGGCAACCACCTCATCGAGGCGGACGAGAAGCGCACGCTCACGGCCCAGGTCGCGGACGCCAATGAACTGGCCAAGGAGCGGCTCTCCATCCGCCGCCGGGACATCGACCAGGAATACGCGATGAACCGGCTCTCCGCCAGCGAGCGGCGCGCGCAACAGCTCGCCGCGATCGACGAGGAGTACCGCGTCGAAGAGTCCGGCGTCGCGGCGCAGATGGCCCTGCTCAAAGCGTGGCACAAGGAAGCGACCGCCGAATACACCGCTTACGAAAACCAACTGAAGGCGCTGGAGCGCAAGCGCATCGCGGACGAAGCCGATGTGAACCGGCAGTTCGAGCGCGATACCAAGAAGAGTTTGGACACCGCGAGCCGCGACTTCGACGCCTTCGTCACCCGTTGGGAAGCCAGCCACAAGGGCTTGGCGGCGCAGTCCGCGCGCCTCTGGCTGTCGATGTCCCAGCAGGGCGTGCTTTCGATCAAACAGCTCAGCACGGAGTTCAACAGCGCCGTGACCTCCTGGGCGATGGGCCAGGAGAAATTCTCGAAGGCCATCATGCAGTCGTGGATGGCGCTCTCCAAGGCGGTCATCAACTACATCTTGCAGATGATCGAAACCTGGATCGTCGAGTCGATCTTGGGCATATCGCAGCACAAATCCGCGGCGATGGCCAACGTGATGGCGGAAGCGGGCGTGGCGGGCGCGGCGCAGTACGCGAACGTCATGATGGCGGTGCCCTTCCCGGCGAACCTGCCCCTGGCCCCCGCGATGGCGATGGCCGCGATGGCGCAGACGATCTCCATCGGCAGCGCGGCGGCGGGCGCGCTCACCAAAGAGGAAATGGTCGCCGTCCTCCACCCGCACGAAATGGTGCTGCCCGCGCACATCTCGACGCCGCTCCAGGCGGCCCTCAATCCGGCCAGCTTCCGGCCCAGCGCTCCCCTGACCGCGCCGACGTCGACCATGAACACGCGCAACCTGCGCCTGAACTACGCGCCGCAGATCAGCGGCACCAACAAGCGCGAACTGGAGGACACGTCCCACCGCCACTCCCGCCAGCTCTCCCAAATGATGCGCCGCGAACTGCGCCGGGGAGGTTTGCCCTCGCTATGAGCAACGCCGTCTATCCCACGATCAAGGGCCTGAAGATCGACGTGCTGAAAACGCCCACCTTCAACACCATCATCCAGACCGGGGCCAACGAATACGAGACGCGCATCCGGCAGACGGTGAACCCCATCTACAAGTGGACGCTCATTTACGAATGGCTCTACGACCAGTTCCCGAGCGCCAACAACACCCAGCCCTTCGCGCCCTACACCGACTACCAGACCTTCCTGGGTTTCTTCCTGGCGCGCGCGGGGCAGTACGATTCCTTCCTGTTCCCCGACCCCACGGACCTGAACGGCGGCTTGGTCTGCTACTTCGGCCCCGCCATCACGGTGCTCGCGGCGACCACGCCGCCCACGCTGCCCAACAGCCCGGCGGCGGCCTCGGGCACGCCCAACACGGCGGGCACGCAGACCTACCGGCCCGCGCAGCTGCAACTGCTGAACGACGGCGCCGGCAACTACTACTCGCCGCTGCAACTGAATTGGGGCGGGCTCTTTCAGGACGACATCACGGACGTGGTGAGCACGCCCATCGTCTATGCCAACGGCACGAAGATGGCGACGCCGTACAACTACACCCTCGCGGGCCCCGGCCTGGCTCTGCCGGGCGCTTCTTTCATGGGGAAATACATCGCCTGGACCAACGTGGCCACGCCCACCGCTCCCATCACCGCGCAGTTTCAGTATTACTACCGCGTGCGGTTTGCGACCGACGACCAGGACTTCGAGCAGTTCCTCTCGCAGATGTGGACCATCGGCGGGCAGGAAGCGAAGAACGGCAAGGGCACCCTGGAGCTGCGGAGCGCCCGTTTTTAAGAATTCATGAATTCGTGAAATTCGATGCGCACAGTCCTCAGCGGCACGGGCACGAACACGACGTCGACGGTCCAGGCGGCGCTACGGGCGGGCTCGGAGATCCTCCTCGCCAACCTCTATTTGATCGGCTCCCCGGACGATCCGGCGGCGCTTTGGCTCACCGATTGGGAGTCCCCGCTGCTGTGGAGCTACTGGGGCACGTTTCAGCCCGCCGTCATCAAGCACAGCAGCATCAGCACGGAAGTCGGGCTGGATTCGAAGTCCGTGGACCTCACCTGGTCGCCGCCGCCGCCCACCTATACCGCTTCGGTGCAGACCACCAGCCCTTACGGGCTCGCGCTGCTCCACTACTACGACCACTGGCCGGTGCGCATGTGGCGCTGCCTCATGCCGACCAAGGGCGACGCGAACACCTGGGGCGCTTACGAGCTGTTCGGCGGGCACGTGGGCGACACGCAAGTCGAGCGCGGGCAGATCCACTTCACCGTGGACTCCTACCTCGACGTGCTCGACCAGAAGGTGCCCTCGGGGGTGATCGAAGTCACGAACCCGCTGGCGAGCTACACGGGCGGCACGCCTCCGGCGGGCATGTCGGTCCTGCCCACCTTCACGGTGGTGACGGCCTCGACCGTCAACGACATCTATGGCGACTGCACGACGCCGGGGTTTGTGAGCCACATTTTCAGCACCAATGCGTTTCAGGACGGCTACCTCGTGTTCCGCAAGGATGCGACGCTGGGCGGGCTCTACAGCGTCATCGCGCAGAACTACAACTACGAGGACCCGTCGCACGTCCACCACAACGCTTTTCAGATTTTCTCGCCGATGCCCTGGACGCCGAATCCCGGCGACGTGTTCTACGTCTCGGCGCACTCGCCCATCGACCAGGCGGACGGCGACTACTATGGCTTCCCGTACGTGCCCGACCCGGAGACGGCGGGATGAGGGAATTTTTGTATTTTTGATATTTTAATATGAAAACTCGAGCCGAAGCCGTCGAGATCGCGCGCAGTTGGATTGGGACGCCCTACGTCCTCGGGGGACGCATCAAGGGCGCGGGGGTGGACTGCGCGATGCTGCTGGCCGAGTACCTCATCGAGATCGGCGCGGCGACGCGGGACGAAGAGCAACGGGATCCGGTGCCCGTCTATGCCGCCGACTGGTTCCACCACACCACGGAGGAGCGCTACAAGTTCCGCTTGCTGCGCCACGCCCAGGAGATCGCCGAGGCCATCTGCATCGGCACGCCGGCGGCCCGGCCCGGCGACCTCGTGCTGTTCCGCGTGGCGGAGAGTCGGGTCTTCAACCACGGGGCCATCGTGACCGCCTGGCCACGCGGCATTCACGCCCTGGAAGAGCGGGTGCAGGAAGTCGACCTCGCGAACCACGCGGTCATGGCCCACCGGGCGATGGCGGTGTTCAGCCCTTGGAAGGAGGACCATGCGAGCCGCTAAGTCCCAATCCGCGACGCGACCCACGGCCCTGGGCTCGATGATGCAGGCTTCGACCTATGGAGCCACGATCCCGCTCATCATGGGGCGGACGAAATCGCCGCTGCTCGCCATTTGGGCGCAGAACCTTCGCGAAGGGCCCTCGGGCAAGAAGGGCAAGGGCTCGAAGAAAGGCGGGCCGCCCAGCTACATCGAGAACATCGACTTCCTCCTGGGACACAATCCCATCCTCGGCATTCTCCAGTGCTGGCAGAACAGCACGAAGTACCCGCTCACCTTCACGTCGCAGAGCTTCGGGGTGACGTACGCGACGCAAAGCGTCACCGTCACGGACCCCAATTTCGTCGCGGTGGTGGGCGTCACCAAGACCATCAACTACAGCTACACCTTCAACGACTACGGGGGAAGCCCGTCCTCGGGCAGCGGCAGCTATGCCTGCCCGTGCTGGAATGAGGCGGTCCTGGGGCCGGACCCCACGAGCAACGCGCAGTGGCGCAACTGGCCGTGCTCCTACCGCTGGCAGCCGTCCTACGGCGCGACGGTCTATCTCGACACGCTGAGCTTCGGCAGCGGGCCGACGACCTACACCGTCTATTACGCGGCCCTCCCCTCCGGCGTCAGCACCACCCCGGCGGCGAAGCTGCGGCTCTCCTTCGAAAACATCCTGGGTTCGGGCTCGGAGTACTCGGGCTACAGCGCGCAGCAGATCCAGTATCCCTGGTACGCCGGGGCGGGCAGCCCCAACCTCGACCTGGGCGACAGCGGAGCCATCCCCGCGCTGCGCACGGAAATTCTCGGGAAGTACTCGCTTTACTCCACGGGCGACGCCGATTTCGTCGACATGATCGAAGAGATCATCAAGTCCGGCATGGGCCAGGCGGCCATCGACGGCAGTTACGGACTGAGCCCGGTGCAGCGCGGCGTGGCCGCCTACGACTTCCCCGGCCCCATCCAAATGCTGTTCGCCCACGAGAATTACGAGTACCGGGTGGGCGCGACCTACAGCCTGACCTACGGAGCGCCGAACACGGCGGGCAGCATCCTCGTGGCCATCGTGGGCGGCACCGATGCGGGCACCGACACGATCAACGGCGTCTCCGACACCCTGAACGGGGCCTGGACGCAGGCGGTGAACTATCACAACGTCCTGAACCTCAGCAACCGCGCGGTCTTCTACTTTGTGGGCTGTGCGGGCGGCAGCAACACCGTCACCGTCACGATGGGGGGCGGCGGCTGGGATGTCGAGCTGATCCTGCTGGAAATTTCCGGCGTGGACACCTTCGACGGGGTGTCCGCGGCCCAGGGCGCGCAGCCCGCCGTGTCGATCACCACGACGAACGATCCCGGCTCGAAGGCTTATCTGCTGGCCGTGTCGCTGCGGAACCCGGATGGCCCGGCGGCGACCTTGGCGGGAAGCCAGGGACAGTGGCCGCTCATCTTCAACGACTACGCCTACTTCAACGGAGCCTTCGAAAACGGCACCTTCCTGCAAGGCCGCATCGTGAGCAATCCGGGGACCTACGCACTCCAGTGGCTCACCCCCAGCACGGCCTGGAGTTCCAGCTCGTCGCTCGTGCTCCTGTCCTTCAAGGCGACGAGCCCGCCCACCTACGCGGCGGGGCTCACCAACATCTTGGACGCGGACTCCAAGGAGCTGACGCGCCTGCAATGCCGGGCCGGAGGCTTGTGGGGCTCGCTCAGCATGGACGCGCAGCAGGCCGCCCGCGACTGGCTCAACCTGCTGTGCCAGGCGGCGAACTGCGCGCCGGTGTGGACCGGGTTCAAGCTGAAACTCATTCCGCGCAGCGAGGTTTCCAACTACGGCAACGGCGCGGTCTATTACTCGCCCACGGCCCCGGGCCCGGTCGCGAACCTCAGCACCGAGAACGGCGACCTCCTCGCGGAGAAGGGCGTGGCTCCGATCACCGTGGTCAACAAGGCGCGCACGGACGTGCAGACGGTGCTCCAGATGCAGCACCTCGATCGCAGCACGAATTACAACCAGGTCACCACGGCGGAGCCCGACCCGGCGGGCATCGCGATTTACGGCGTCCGCAAGGCCGATCCCGTGGTCAACAATGCGGTGCACGACATCGCCATTGCCCGGGCCCTGCTCCGCATCGCCCTGCGGCGGCAGAATTACGTCGCGAACACGACCTTCAAGTTCAAGGCGAACGCCCGCTTCCAGCTGCTCGAAGCGATGGACCTCATCACGCTCACCGACCCGCTCGCCAATATCAATGCCCTGCCCGTGCGCTTGACCAAGGTGGAAGAGCAGGAGGACTACAGCCTGGACTGCGAGGCCGAGCCTTTCATCTACGGCATCCACGCCCCCGAAAACATCACGGTGACGTACCCGGCGGGCTACTCCGCCAACGTCGCGGCCAGCGCGGGCAATGTCAACACGCCCGTCATCTTCGAGCCCGTGGCGCGGCTCTCGAACAACCTGAACCAGCTCTGGTTCGCGGTGTCCAGCAGCAACGCGGCGTACGGCGGCTGCCAGGTGTGGATTTCGACCGACGGCGGCAACAGTTATCCCAACATGCTCGGAACCTGCCTCGGGAACGCCACGACGGGACTCACGGTGGGCGACTGGCCGGCCCACGCCGACCCGGACACCACCGAGGATCTGGCCGTCAACCTCACCGAGTCCCTGGGCGCGCTGGCGAGCTATCAGGTGGCCGACGAAAACAACTTCACCTACCCGTGCTACGTCGCGGGCGGCACGGCGCTCACGCCGTACGAGCTGATGACCTACGCCGTGGCGACGCTGACCAGCACGTACAACTACACGCTCAAGGCCACGGGCGGGGGCACGAACCAGTTGCGCCGGGCCGTCTTCGGCGCGCCGGGCTCGGCGGGCGTCGACCATCCCTCGGGCTCGCGCTTCGTCTTCCTGCTGGGCGAGGGCGTGCTCAAAGTCGGCATGGACCCTTCCTGGATCGGCAAGACGCTCTACTTCAAATTCCTCTCGTTCAACACGTTCGGGGCCGCGCTGCAATCGCTGTCGGACGTGAGCCCGGTGACTTATACGCCCATTGGCACCGCCGCCGCCGCCAACGCCAACTGGCAGACGTACAGCGTCTCGCCCGCGCCCGCGCTTTCGCAGCCCGTGCCCTCGCCCTACCAGATCAACATGGCGCAGGCGACCGCGACCTTCCTGTCGAACACGGTGAACTATAACGCGCGCACCTTCTCGATTGCGGACCCCGGCGTGGGCAACACGGCGACGTACTACGTCACGATCGCCGACCCCGGTTTGATCGGGGACACCGGCAGCAGCACGAACCTGACCGCGACGTGCCAAACGTCGAGCGCGCTGGTGGGCGTGGCGGGCAACACCTTCATCGGCCTCATCACGGTGACGCACACGGGCGGGGCCTCGGCGATTGCCATCCAGGGCGGAATGCCGCTGCCCGCAGGATTTCTGGTGAATGGAGCCTAGATGTCGTTCAGTGCGCTCATCAATTTGAACGGGACGACGCCGGCGGCGCAGACCGGCTACCGGCTCGGGGTGTGGCAGGCGGACGCGAACAACCCGCGCAACGTCTCCGTGGAGTACTTGAACCTGGGCGGCGTCAACCCGCAGGCGGGCGCGACCTATACCGTTGTAGCCTCCGACCAGGGCAAGGCCGTGGTCCTCACCAACGCCGCGCCCGCCGTGACCTTGACGGCGGCGGCGACCTTGGGCGCGAGCTTCATGTGCGCCGTCATCAACGACGGCAGCGGCACCGCCAGCGTGACTCCGGCCAGCGGGACCATCGACGGAGCGGGCTCGATTTCGCTCCCGAGCGGCAGCTCCGCCCTCATCTTTTCCGATGGCGCGAATTTCTGGAGCGTGCGAGGCGGCGCGGGCGCCAGCGGCGCCACCGGGCCCACCGGACCGACCGGGCCCACCACGGCAGGCCCCACCGGACCCACGGGAGCCACCGGACCCACGGGGCAAGCCGGACCCACGGGACCCACCGGCAGCGGCCAATACCCGAATCAAGTCCAATCTGCCTTCCTGCGCCTGGAGAACAGCAGCGCCGGGAACATCGTCTTCGGCTCCGACCCGACGCCGGGGCATACGTTGCTGTTCTTCGTGGCCGGATACGACGGCTCCCTGACGGGGGTGCCGACGGGGCTGACGCAGGTCTATACGGCTGCCCTGAATAGCCAGAGGTTCTACCTCTATTACCGCGTCGCCCAGGTGGGGGACACCAAAACCTGGGGAAGCTGGACGAACTCCGCCAACCCGCAGAACATCGCCGCCTACGATTTCGACACCTCGCTCACCGGCTTCTCGGTGCTGTCCTGCACCACTGCCGTCAACACCAGCGGGAACAACTACGCCCTCGGCCCGATGTATACGGACGGAGTCCCTTGCCTGTTCAAGCTGATGCTGGAGCAGAACGGGGACTTCGCCTACTCGTCCGTGACGGGAGCGACCCTGGACGAGGACTTCGCCCCGAGCGGCACGAACCTCCACCATTGCCAGATTTTTTCGAGCGCCAACACCACGAATCCGCTCAACCCTGCGGTTGCGACCTACGCTTCGTCGCTGCTTTATCCGCTCGCCACGGTTGTGGCTCTTTACGGATATGGAGGGACCCAGGGGCAGGGAGGTACCACGGGTCCGACCGGAACGGGCGCCACCGGGCCCACCGGACCGACCGGGCCCACCACGGCAGGCCCCACCGGACCCACGGGGACGGGCGCGACCGGGCCGACGGGCGCGACCGGGCCCACCGGAGCTTCCGTCGCCTTTGGTGCCATGTACATCTACAACGGCACCAACACCATCGCCTGCACCGACGCCACGACCTACCACCAGATCACGGGATCTCCGACCGGACAAGGCGGGCCGTTCACGGCAGGGCCGACGCTGGACAACTTCACCTTCTCGGCGGCGAACGGGGAGCTAACCGTGGGGTTGGCGAACACCTACGTGCTCGTCTGGTCTTTGTCACTTAGTGTGAACTCGGCGAGCCAGGAAATCGAAGGCGACGTCTTCATCAACGAGTCCCCGAGCCACTCCTTCGCTTCCCACTCCGAGCAGCACGACACGAACGAGCCCTTCACGATAGCGGGAAGCGGCGTCATCCACCTGAATGCTGGAGACAAAGTCGGGCTGGGCATCCAGAACGCCAACTGGTCCGGAGGGACGAACCAGGTAACGATTGCCCATGCGACTTTCTCGATCACGGCGTGCGGCGCCTATGGGCCGACTGGCCCCACGGGTCCGACCGGGACGGGGGCCACGGGAGCGACCGGAGCCACCGGACCCACGGGGGCGGCGGGCACGGTCATCAAGGAGTTCTTCTCCCGCACTTGGTACACCTCCACGCAGCGCACGAACGGCACCGCCTATACCAACGCCACGGCCTATCCGCTCATCGTCATGCCGATGTTCCAGGTGGCCACGGGGAACACCGTCTCGGCCTACCTCGCGACCTCCTCCTCGGGGCTCGTCGCCACGGGCAACCTCGTGGCGCAATTCACGTCGGGCGGCACGGACTATTTCAGCCCGTGGCTCTGCGTCCCCGCCAAGGCAGGCTCCACGCAATACTATTACGAAATCGCAGGCACGCTGGGCACGCAGTATGCCTGGGTGGAGTACAGCGTCATCAACTCCTCCGCAAACTCCGGCCAAATCACGGAGAACATCGAGACGGGCTCCCGTGGGGTTTCTTCGGGCAGCGGCGACACGACGCACATCTACACCAACAACACCGGGAGCGCCGTCCTCGTGGCGGCGAACATCCCCGTGGCGGATGCGGCGGGAACCGTGCTCACGGCCTATTGCGACCAGAGCGCCGGGCCGACCACGGTCGTGGCGGCGCTGTCCACCCTGGTCAAGCCCCAGAACATCACGATTTACTTCCTCGTGCCCTCCACCTACAATTACCGCATCCAGTTGAGCACGGGCTCGCAGCCGACGCCCACCTCGTGGATTGAATACACCCTGCCGTTCCAGGCCACTCCCAGTTCGGATTTGGGGGCCGCGCCCGCACAGAGGATACCCTCTGCCCTCCTGGGTGCGGCGTGGGGCACCGGCTACGCCGACCTCGTGGGCCCGGCCTACTTCAACGGCACGTTCAAGGATATGTGGGTGCAGGCCGTGTGCACCACGGCGGCGGGATGCGACGGCACGGCGATGGCCTGCAACTGGATGATGCAACGGTTGAACACGTCCCAGTTCATCCCCCCCTGGTATTACACGGTCTCGACGGCCGCCACCCTCACGGACTATCTGCTGGCGATGATTAACGACTTCTACACCGTGGGCACGGACGCCTCGACGCCCACGGTGACGCACTGGTACGAATACCAGTTGAGCTAGCGCTCGCTTAGTAGGATAATTCAGGCCCGCATGAGCGTCATCCTGAACATGATCGTCCGGAACGAAGAGAAGCTGCTGCCCCGCTGCCTGGA